GGATTTGGGAGCGCGCAGCCAGATCGGAGCGCTTGGCAATCACGGCGTCGTGTGCAACGTTGCTCACAGCGCCACCACTTCGCCCGTATTGAGCGTGTACTGAGCCGGCCCGACGACAACGCGAATGTTGCCCAGGTGCGCGGTCTCGATGACTTCGCCCGATGCGTCCGGGTGCGAGACGATCGTGATCTGGTGCTCGCGCTTGTGCTTCGCGTGGACGGTGGCGAGCATCACAGCCCAGCCCAGTTGCGGGCTTTCTGCGCGAGCGTCCGCTTGTGCTCCAGATCCAGCCTGGCCAGCTTGCCCGTGTCCAGCGTTGACTGGATCATCGTTTCCAGCTTGTTCAGGTGCGCGAGGAACGTCCACAACCTTTCGCGGCCGTCCACGTCGCGGGCGGGTGACTTCATCCATTGTTCTGTGATCTCCGTTCGGTAGTCTGCAAAGACCTGCTGAAAGACTTCATTTTCAAGAATCTCTCTGGCCCGGTCGCCGTTGTAGAGGCGCTGTTCTAGTGTCGTCATTTCTTCAACTGCCGCAGCAGCTTCCTGTTGATCTCGACCAGTCGGAGTATCTGGGCGTCCTGCTCCTGAATCCGCGCCGTCTGCTCTTCAACGATGCGCAGCCAGATCGGGTCGATCAGTTCAAGATCCTTGAAGCTGCCGTTCATTTCAGAGACGAACGTGGCCGAGTTCATGGGGTCAGGTCAGCGGAGGCGTCGGCGGGGTGAACGCAGACGGGTACAGCGCGACGCCCTTCTTAAATCGGAAATCGTCGATGTAGCCATTGAAGAAGCCGGCGCCGGTCGTGGAGTTGGACAGATAGGCGCCCAGCGAGGCAGAGGCGCCCGTTCCTGAATCGCTAAACGTAGCGGTGTCGGTCGTCTGTGCATCGAGCACGCCATCAAGAAATAGCTTTGTGTTGTTCCCCCCGGAGCCGCTTCTGCACAACGCGACGTGGCGCCATGCGCCGGCAGCGATCGCCGTCGCGGCCGTGAGCGCCACCGAGACACCAGAGCGTGCACACTGCAGCCGGTTGCTTCCGTCCAGGCCGAACGAGATCCCGCCATTTCCGCCGCTGCCACCCGTGTAGAGGCTGAAAAGCGTTCCGCTGGCTCCTCCGACCCGATAGATCCAGCACTCGACCGTAAAGTCACCTGTCCCCACCTGAAAGTCGGTGCTGAACGGGGTTTGAATCCAATCGGTCGTGCCGTTGACCAGCAGGGACGATCCGCCCTCGATCGATTGCGCCGTACTGAGCTTCGCGCCGCCCTTGGCCGTCCACGTCTTGCCGCTGACATCGGTCATGGTCGTGGAGCCATTCGTGCCGTTGAAGAGCAGCAGCGCCTGCGAGGCCGTCGAGATGGGGCCGCTGGGTCGAAGGCGCATCACTTGGAAGGGCGTCACGCTTCCTGCCCCACTGCGATGACATCCCACTTGGTCGCGTTCCCGTTCCAGATCATCCCGAGATACACCGTCTTGCTAATCACCGTCGTGGTCGGCAGCGTGACGCCAACCGCCCGGTATTGCGTGTCATAGGTGAGCGCCCGAGCCGTGCCGTTGTCCTTGATCCGAACGACCATGCCGAGGTTCGGGATCGCCGTCCCGGTCGGGTTCAGCAGTTGGCAGGCCGCGGCAAGCGCCGTGATGTCAACGATGTCGTTGGAGAACGTGGGCGTGACCGTGGATGCGGACGCGACGGTCTGAACTGCCGGCGTGCGGGCTTGCTTCAGGTCGAACGCGGCCTGCAGGTCCGTCTGGCTCGACAGCGTTCCAGTGATGCCGCCCCATGTCGCACTACCGGCCGCAATCTTCCATGACGGGGAAACCCCTGGGCCGTTGCTCGTCAGCACATAGTTGACCGTGCCCGCGGCCAGACTGGTCGGGATGCCAGAAGCGCCGCCGATGATCATGTCCCCGATGGTCGTCATCGGGTTGGCAGCGCCCCAAGACCCGGCATATGCAGGGCTCATGCCCACCCATACGCCGCGGGTCATTCGCTCACCCCGCTAGATTTGGCCGTCAGCGTGGCGGTCGCTGCCTTCGTGGCGGTGTCGTTGACCTTCACCGCGGCTTGGATGTTCGCCACCTCGATGGCCGTAGCCGACTTCAGTTGCTCGATCTGCCACTTCAGATCCTGCTCGCGCTGGTGGGCCTGGTCGGCGTACTGCGCCTTCAACTGCTCCAGTTGAGCCGCCTGTTGCATCTCCAGCGTCTTCTGCTCGGCTTCCGAGCGCTGGCGGTTGTTGTCCACCTCGGCCTGCATGCTCATCTTCAATTGTTCAAGCTGGGCTTCGTGCTGGCGGTCAGCTTCGGCGGCCTGCATCTGATACTGCGTCTTCATCGCCTCGATCTGGGCGTTCGCTTGCATCTCTGCCTGCTTGCCCTGCGCGCCGGCCTGGATCTTCATGTTCTCCAGTTGCATCTGGCCTTGCATCTGCGCCTGCAACTTCTGCTGCTCGGGATCGGGCTTCTGCGGGGGCGGATTCTTCTCCGGGTCGTTGAAATACTTGTCGGGGTTCTTCTGGCCCATGAGCTTCGCTGCGTCAGACCAGAGGTTGTAGACGTTTTTCGGGGTCGAAACGCCGATCGCCATGGCGTTGGCCTGGTGCTGGCCGAGAGCCATGAGCTTTTGCACTTGCTCGTCCTTGGAGCCGATGCCCAGCCCGACGTTGATATTCACGTCGAACTTGTTGCGCCACTCCCTCGGGTCCATGTCCACCCACTGCCCGGCAATGCGGATCTCGACCTTCTTTTCCTGGTGCTGGCTGGTCAGCTTCAGCATCATCTCGAACAGCTCGCGGAACCCCTCGGCGAACTGCCGGGCGATCAGGTCCGTGCGCATATCACCCTTGTTCGTGATGATCTGCACGCCCGTAGCCGTCTGGTTCAGGGCCTTGGAGTCGTTGCCCTGGCTGTAGCGCGTCCAGCCGGTGCGCTGCTCCAGATCCATCTCCTGCCACTCCATCATGTGCGAGGACGAGCCCATGTCGCCCATGCCCTGATCGAGCCGGCCTACAGCGTTCGGCTGATCCACGCGGACGATGCCGCCAGGCCGAGAGGTCAGCAGGTCGTCCAGATTGACCTGGCCGTTGACCGCGTAGTAACGGCCATTCACCTGCAGGAACATGTTGTCGAGCTGCGCCCGCAGGATGTTCGTCTTGGTCTTCTGGGCCTCCATCGACAGGTCGGCGATCGACAACCCAAAGAACTTGTGCGGCATCGGCACCGGAGTGATCGAGATGAACGGCGAAACGTCCACTTCCTCGTTGTCCAGCAGTTCGTTCCCCGCGATCACCACCTTGCGAAGCTCTGAGATCCCGTCACCGTCGTAGTCGCAGCGGATGTAGAGCTCGTTCAGCCACACAACCCGTTGCGAGTCGTCGCCAGGGTTGTCCTGCACACCCAGCGAGGCGAATTCGTCGTCGTAGCCCAACCGCTCGACCCGCTCTGCATTCAAGGAGGCGGCGGCATCGTCGGAGCCGATGTTGTCCACATTCTTGTAGCCCATCGAGCGCAGTTCGGACAGCGTGCGCGGCACCCGATGGCCGGTCATCCGAGCCGTTGCAATGCTCTTGGCCTCACGCGATATGAGGAACTCCTCGGGCGGCACGTTGTCGATCTGCAGCTTCCCGCCCTTGAGCGAGCGCTTGAACGACACGTCGTACAGCATGGCAGGCGGCTGAGACTGGATCTGAGCCAGCTTCTGCTGCATCTGCTGGACAGCCTGCATCGCTTGCTGCTGCTGCGGACCCGGCTGCTGCGCTGCCTGCATGGCCTGCTGCATCTGCTGCGTGATCTGCTCGACAGCCTCTTGGCGGTGCTTGGCGTCTTCCTCGTCCGGGTAGCTGGCCTGGTCGATCGGCTCCACCTCGGGGTCCTCGAGGATCTGGGCGAGCTCAACGGCGCTCAGGCCCTTGTACTCCTCGCGCTTCTCCTCGGCCCGGGTGTCCCAGTAGACCTTGATGATGCCGTTCTTCTGCAGCAAGGCATCCTTGAACCAGCTATAGCAGATGGCGTGCCCGTTGTTCTTCTTCGTGAACAGGTAGTTCAGATAGTCGGTGCATTGCGTGGCCTTCTGCTCGTCATCACGCGATGCCGGCTCGAACTCCACCACCGTATCCCCGCCGACAAACTTCGCCATCAACTGAGGCAGCATGCTCTCGATGGTGTTGCGCACATCGGTGGAGACGACAGACGATCGGCCGTCGATCTCGGGCGGGGCCAGGTCTTCCTTGGCTTCGCCCAAATAGTAAATCTCGGCCTTCCTGCGCTGGTCGGCAAGCTTTCCACCGAAATACCCAACCGATTGGCGCAGTTCACCCATGGCAAGCGCCTTGAGTTCGTCGTCGGTCAGTGGTGTAGGTTTTGCCATCAGTCGGGACGCATCGCTGCGCTGCCTTTGAATTTGGTTATCGGTTGCCCAGGAATGGATAGTTCAGAGCCTTCGTGTGCTCGTCGTTGCCCATCTGCTCGACGGCCATCGCGGCATAACGGAAGCAGTCTGCTCCGTGCGAGAACTCGTCATGCAACGGGGCGCCAGGCTCTCTCGTCTTCTCATTGATCGACCGCTGATAGCGCTTCAAGCACTCCAGCAGCCGGCCGGTCTTGTCCTTGTCGAAGTACACCCGCGGGAACATCATCCGAGCGGCCTTGATGCCCTCTTCCACGTTCTCCGCAGGCAGCACCACAACCCGCCTCTGCATGGCCCTGAGCGCTTCTTCTGTGCTCTTGCCGGTCTGCGTGTTCTTGGCCCGGCCGTCATGCGGGATGAAGTCCGAACCCCAACGATACGGGCGTTTCTCAATCCGAGCCACGTACCAATCCAAGGTGTGGTGGCTGTCCTCGATGTAGTCGATGCACCGAACCTCAGCCCCTGAGCGCTGCCAGAAGCCGATCGTCATGGCGTCGTTCCAGCCAAGATCCCAGACCGTGTGCACCTTGAGCAAAGGGTCGTAAGGCACTGGCCTGACCCGGTTCTCTTCGTACAGCCGCTCGATCTCGTGCCGGTAAATCGCACCCTCAGACACGCGCTTGGGTTGGCCCTCCCAGATGTTGGGATAGTTGTCCGGGTCGCGCCTGAGCGTAGATTGCCGCTCCTGCTCCAGCTCCGGGCCAAACCAAGGGTTGTCCTTCCAGTTCATCTGAACGACGAAAGCACCCGGATCAGGGTTAGCAACGAACCGCTGATAGGTCTCGTCCGTCTCCATGTCCGGGTTGAACGTGATCCAAATCTCAGACCCAGCCTTGCGGATAGTCGGCGTCAGGATGTCCCAAGAGCGCTTGGTGACCGTCTGCGCTTCCTCGATCCAGCAGACATCGCAGCCCTCAAATGACTTGATCGACTCCACCGTGTGCGTGGCCAGGCCGGCGAACAGGAACAGGCTTCCGTTCTTGCCGCGAATCTCAGTCTCCAGCACTTCATAGTGCCCGCCCAGCCCCATGGCCTGGATCTGGTCACTCAGCAGGCGGTGGACCGAATCCTTGATCGACTTCTGTACTTCCCGAGCGCACAGCACCCGCATCGGGCTCTGGGCTGCTTGGATGAGCAAAGCGCGGGCGAACCCCCAAGACTTTGCCGATCCACGCCCACCGTGCGCCACCTTCAGCCGGTTCGGGGTGAACAGCGGCTGAAGCTTCTCGGGAAGCTGGACGTTCATCGGACACCACGCGCCCACCACTTATAGGCTTCTTCGGGCGTTGCACCGTCTGCAACCCAGTACGACCACTCGTCAGTCCTGGACTGGCAGCGCCACCATCCCGGGCGATACAGGTAGATGCGAGGCTTCACGGCTTGACACCGATGAACTCGACCTGCAGGCTGTGGTCGATCGGGCCGCCACCCTCCCCCGTGTGCTCAATGGCAGCGAGGCGCGGGTGCATGTACGGCGCGGCATCCTTGGCGAACCCCGCAGCCCTCTCCAGATCCCCGCCCTCCCGGAAGCTGTTCATGGCCTCCAAGATCACTTCAAGCGGCGTGATACCCGATGCAGCCGCCTTATCAGCGATTGCACGAGTCTTCGCCGTCGCCGACCCAACCTTGCGCCCAGCTCCCTTGCGAGCGCCGCCGTGCTTGCGGTCTTGATTGTTTTCAAGATCAGCCACCGCACCCGCCCTCCGGCGTGTCCCAAGCCTGCTTGAGCATCCATGCGGCCATCTGCTCGACGGTCGAGAACACGTAGCAATCCGGGGAGTAGCCGCCATCCCTGTACGCCACATCCCGCGGGAGGACGATAAAACCGTTCTGCACGGCAGTGATGCGCACATCCCGGATCGGGTGCTTTTCGCTCTTCATGGTGTTTGTCCTGTTCGAGTGCCTGACGGCTTGTTCGAGATGAGACCCCTTCAGACTTCCCGAACGGGAGGGGTGGTGCTGTTCGCGCTCTCGCCCTGCCTAGCAGTGAGTGCGACTGCCGAAAGAACCGGGCTCTTGCCCGCGCCAGCAGAGCTATGGCGATGCGATTTGTCCGAGGCTTTCACTCGGTGCGGGTTCCGCGGACCCTCTTTTCGTCTTACAGCGGAATGGGTGCGGGGCTCGTTCCTGATGCGTGACAGCAGTTAGGTGAAGGATCGGCCCCGCGAATGAGAAAAGCCGCTGGATCTTGCGACCGAGCGGCTTATTTTGCAGACAGCTTCGCCATCCGAGCGCGATTCTGAACCCGTAAGTTCAGCGTGTCAAGAGGTTATTTCATCGCTCTAAGTTCTTTTTGGAAGGCGACCAGCGGCTCGTTGAAGATGGTGATGATCTCGTTGGTAGCAGCTTGGATCATGGCCATCTGCCTTTCATAGCGAGCATTGGAGGCGGCGTACTCGGCCTTCTGTACCTCCCACAAGGCTACCAATGCGTCAAGCTCTTCGTTGGTCATCACATCACTCCAGCCGCCATAAGCCGCTTCGTGAGCATCGAGCGCGCTTGGCCGACGATCGCTGCCCGGGCGAACGGGTCTTTCGGCAGCCGCGGCGACAGCCAGACCGAGCGGCCTGTGGATAAGTTCCGGGCCAGCACGTAGATGGCCGACCGGTAGGGTTGTCCCTTCTCGGGGTCGTCAGGCATCTCCCCGATGTGGAAATCGACCGCTTCCATGGTCTTGCCGTTCAGCTCGTCCTCGATCACATCCGACGTACTGTCCCAGCCTTTACCGCTCTTGGCGTTGCGGAACATCGGATCGGAGCCGCGGACCGGAACCGGGCTGAACGCTTTCGCCCACGAGTGATACCGGCTCAGGATGTCATCGAGGGTTGCGGCCTGGATTGCTGCCTGCTCTGCGCGATCGTTCATCAGCATCATTCCTCCGACATCTCAAAAGCCCAAATCAGCAGCGCGATGACCCCGACGAGCAGGGTTACCGGGCTCGCCGCCACGTACACCAATCCACGCAAAGAGCCCGCGAGCATCCGTTTCCATCGTGCAGGCGGCTTCCTTGGCCCCTGGTGCTCCTTGGCGAGCTGCTTCCATACTTCCTCTGAAATGTTGCCAAACATCAAACTTCCCCCTTCGGTTTTTCAGGAATCAGCTTCGGGTCGATCACCGGCCAGGTCAGCGGGGCCGGGTGAGGTTCGTTCGAGATCGGGATGCACTCGCCTCGCTTTAGGCAGGTAGCGCACCATTCGCAGGCATCGCAGAGGTTCATGCTTGTGCTTTCTTGAGGTCGCGCGGGCAAGTCTTGCCGTTGTGGGTTTTCTTGGGCGCGAACAGCGCATCGGCGTCAGACATGCCGGCCTTCTTCCGGTAGCGGATCTGGCTTCCGCTCAGGCTGACGCGCGGGTCTTTCGACCATTCGTGCGGCGTCTTGGTCTCGCCTGCGTAGGTGATCGCGATGGCCCGACTGATGCGGATGTGGGCCGGCGGCATGCTGCGCCACACGTTGCACGGCCGGCAGGTTGGCCGCAGGTTGTCGCGGTCGTTGTTCCGGGGGTTCTCGTCGATGTGGTCGACATCGCAGGTTGCCCATGTCAGTGCCTTCCCGCAGATAGCGCAGCACATCGGGGCCGGTCCGATCGCGGCATACAGAACGATCCGATGCTCTGCGACGTAAATCTGCCCCTTCGCCAAAAGCGGGTGCGTGGGCGCGTGCAGGAACTGATAGCCGCGGTCATCCTCGATGCGCGGCTTGGCCGCCTTCCGCACGATGTCGGTCGTCCCGTTCCGGCGATTCCGGTGGTAGTGCATGGCGCACAACTGAGGCGCCTTGTAATGGGCGTCGCGCCCGCAGTCGTTCACACAGCAGAGCATTGCTTCTCCATGCGGCGCAGCCGCTTACCCATGACCTTTTTGAACCGCTTGTAGTAGTCAACGTCGTGGCGAACCGTCTGGTTTTGCGCCATCAGCCAATCGACCCGGTCCTGCCCGATCTTCTCGACCAGGCGCGGCCGGTACTCGATGAGGTTGCCGCCCTTGTCACGGTTGCATGACGAACAAGCCTTGTGGATGTTCCAGAGGTGGAACTGAACCGCGGAGGCGGCGCCATGGCTGCGGAAGTGCGAGCCGTGCCACTGGCCGCCCCAGTTTGCGGGAAGGTGGCAGGAGATGCAGCCGTCGGCGCGGTCCCGGAGGCGGGCGATCGCCTGCACGATGGCGCGGCATTCTTCCTCCCACTTCGACCGCTTCTTCAGGCGTTCGCGCGTAGCCTGGTCCCGCTCCTGCTCTGCCTTCTTCGCCTCTGTCTCCCGCTTG